AAATTCTTAGCCATACCAATAGTCCGGCCGTCCAGGGTTGCGGTGCTAAGGATCATTGACTCTTTATGGATAATAAATTCATCGGTCAGTTTCTCTAAAGCTCGGTTGTTAGCCTTAATTCCCTCTTCCAAAGGCAGGGTCCGAGTTTCCACAAAATTGGAAGCTAGTTTATTTATTCCCAACGCTGCAGTTAATATGCCCCCCAAGAGGGCTGCAGCATGGGTGAGCCACATAGGAAACCAACTTGAGACTTCATGCTCAGACATTTTTATCCTTTAGGGCGCTGTTGGCCAAGTTATATTCTTAGGGTCGGATTGACTCGGCACATCACGTAACCCCTGTTTATAGTTGATCCACGCTTGTTTCTTCGGACCATTTTGTTCGATTTCTCGAGCGGTGGGACCATCAGCATCAAACAGTAGGGTATTTCGAATTACTCGGTTTCTTTCATTTCGTTCTGCGATTTCCAACACAGGATCAACTATAACATCAGCCCCGTCCCATCGCCAGGAATTACGGAACGCACGGACTTGATCAGGCGATGGCCTCTTAACCACTACACCAGTATCGTAAAAATATTCTTCAATCGTTATAGCGCCGTCAGCATTAGGAAGATCGGTCGATAAAATCGCCGCTACGAAGGTATAATCCGCTTCATCTTTTTGCTTCCCTAGTCGCGCATAATATTCTGCGGCCGTTTCGCCGTTATTTGGCGGTATATTCGGGGTGCGTATCCTTAACTCACCAGTTACTTTCTGTGCTACTAAGATATTAATCATTATTGGTCTCCAAAAGAAGCAGCGAATCCGGGATGATCGGCGTTTGTGCCTCCAGTTGTGCCCATATCTATCTGTACGCTACCTGCTGTGATAGTATGGACATTACATAAAGAACCCGTATCTGTATCCTCAGTCTGTGCTATGGTAGCGTAATTTACTGAGGAAAAATCCACATCCCAATTAATCCCGTAATCCCCAACACCATTGTCGTCCAATGAGGAAACATTATGGCTGGCATTAATAGTAGTGCCATCTGCTGACCAGTATATCCATCCTTTCGCTGCACTTGGGTGGTATTGCTGACGCCCCGGCGTTACCATAACAGCAGTGCTTGATCCGGCCTCTTGTTCTGCTTGAGTTGCAGCAACCGCTCCCGCAACTGCAGTCCCACCAGTGTACCTCCAACCCCCCGCAGCGTAGTTAACAAATTCCGCTTCATCCCCTGCAGCGGTAGTAATATTTGCTCCGTCGGGCAAGATAAGATCAGTGGCGTGGTGAGTAAGGGTTAAGGCCCCATCAAAATGTAGTTTCTGGACATAGCCTGTGCCGCCTTTATCCGAGATAGATGTTATTGTTGTGGAACCCGTTACATCAGCATAATTACCATCGATCCCGAGGACGAGTGCGTTCGCTGATGCAATATCTGCGCCTTTAACCCACAAATTTTTTCTAGTTGCGTCGGGAGTTTTGTTGACCCAAGTAGAACCTTGATAAGTCATAATGTCCTTATCGGCTAGACTAACAAATGTGGTATCTACATCAGCGATATTAGCTAATAATACACTTTCCAGGTCATCTGCAGCGGAATTCCAAGCCAATACTGCATCGGCTACGGGAATAGGGAGATTAATACCAGTTAGAGCGCTAGTGATAGGTAATATCAATGCCCTATCCATTTTATCCAGCAATTGTTGAATTAACATAACTGCTTTATCTAGGGCACTTTCATGAGTGTCCGCAGGAAAGGAACCGCCATCAGTATAATCGGTTTCCTGAATATAGCTCATGCTCCGTTCAATAACTAAAGTTTCTCCGGTAGCGGGGGCTGTAACCATAGTAACAGAACCAGTACCGCCGTCACCCCCAGCCACAGTATAATGCGTGGTAATGGTTTGAACTGTTTCTATGCCGGTTGAATCAACAACGAGGGTTACTGTTAAATCCCCCTCGTCAAAAAATGGGTAAGTTACTGAAAAAACAGTGGTAGAATCATTTCCAGTAAATGTTAATCTATTAATTTCAGTCGATAGTGTCATTACTCTTCTCCTAGGATATCTTTACGATTCCTGTCCATCATCATCCTTATACGGGCTTCAACGTCCGGTTTTTCTCGGACATATTCTTCTCGGCCTTTACCCTTGTACATAGAAATAATCTCAAGTATAGCCGTTTGTCGAATGTCATCATTTTTTAGTTCTGAATAATACTGGCCGGCAAAATGGGTGGGTATCTGGCCGGAGGTTACGGCATTCAGGGCTGGCCACATAGTCATACCTTCGAGGGTACCTACCCCCTCTGTGTTCTTTGCTATTTTAACAATAAGTTCGTCATATTCTTGCGGGGATAATTGCACTCCTGATATTGTTCTTTCTATATTACCAACAGGGACATTCATCCTTACTAATTCTTTACCGATTGGGTCGTTGGTTGGTTTAGATTCCCAAATGGGCGAAATCCAGTCAGGACCGAGGCCACCAGACAATACCACGGGATCACCACGAAGATTTCGCCAGGGTGGAAAGTCTTTCGAGAATCCGGGGGTCTTGGAAAGCATAGTATTTAATGCGGATCTTAAGCCGTGTTCAATGCTTCCCTTTAAACCAGGAACCGGAGGCTCACTAACCTCATCCACAGCCGAACTACGAATAGTCATATCTGACTCAAGGACTCCTGATATTCCCGTCTTTTTAATAGTTTGTGCTATATTAGGAACCAAGGAACCGGCAAATTGATCTATAAAAGCTTTACCATATCTATCCGGATGTTGGACAGCGGTAGCCGCTTTTAACAAGCCTTCAATAAAAGTTTTGTTATGAAGGTTATTGGTTATGGCAGCGGCCAATTGGAAAGCGGCGTCATCATACTGCTCCTGATCCATGAGACTACCCCATTTAGCTAAATCCGCAGCAATCCCAAATATAGTGCCAGCCGGTTCTAACCGGGCGTATGAATACCAAGTATCCCCCACTTTTATTGAATACTGAGGCTCTTTATTGGCTAAATAGGAAGCTTTAATATCCGGATGTAACGGCGCACCCCCGGTAATCGACCCACTTAACGTCATATCTATAATTGACATACCAATCATAGAGCCGGTGGCCATTTTAGCTAGAGCGGCGTTGGCTCTAGGTCCCCCGGCTTCTAGTTCTGCTTTAACACTTTTACTAAATAAAGCTAAAGGGGTTCTTTCACCAGCATATTTGAATATGTTGATTGGGGTCCTAATAAAAGGAGTAATTAATCGAGCCACGGGGTGGCGATTCACAAACCCCTGCAAAGCCCTACCATCTTGGCCTAAAGGTTTTGTGAAAGTCTGATACCTACCTGCATTCATCGCTGAAAATTTAATGCTTTCTGGCGGTTCATTTACAACTCTTTGAACATGATCACCAAAATCTTTACCTTGCTTACCAGCAATAGTAGCGGACCTATGCCCTTGAGCATATAACTCTTGATAATACCCTATTGATCTGAATAATTCATCTTCTGCCATCAATAAGCGACCTGGAACTCTAACCGCACCGCCTGCAAAATCGACCATTTTTGACAGGCCCCATGCTGCGTGGCCATAAAAACCAGATTCGGTCAATTTATTCGGCATTATATTATGGGACATTTTCAATAATGGTAATTTGCCAACATTTTCACCTGTTATAGATCTCCTATTGCGGAGTTCGATTTTAGTTAAAGGATCAATAGGTTCGCCAGACCACATAACTTTTCCAGCGCCAGCCATACCAGCTTTAAACCCCTGTACCGTACCGTATAAAGCCCCCACAGCAGAATTGAAAGCGGCGGCAGATTCGTCATTCCGAAGAAATTTAGCCACCCCCGCTTCAAAAAAGCGTTCAGGCATTCTCCAAAGGGCAACCCCCGAATTAGATAGGGTATTAACTGCGTGGGTTTGTGGCCCCGACAATAGCCCATTTACCCAAAATTCTAGGGCCATATCGGCCATGGTAGCCCGCTTTTTTGATGTAGTGATTTTTGATAAAGCACCGAGAGTGTCTTGCATCGATACTTTTTCGGCGAGTTTAAGGATATTATCCTCACTCACTCCCGCCAAATCTGCTAAGATTTCACTTGATACTTTATCATCTCCCGCAGAGGCGGCTAAAATCTTAAGGGAATTCATCGCCCTACCGGTTTCGGAAATAGCGCCAGTAACTTTCGTTTGGATGGCTACATGCAATTGTAACTGCTTATAAAAAGCTACTAAAGTCTCGGGCGATTGCTCCTGAGTAGCTGCCACCGAAGCTCTCATTAAAGCTTCGCCCGAAGACACTAAAATTTTCCTTGAGGCTAACAATTCCTCAGCATTCATAGCTTTCCCAACAGGAGTTTCTAAAAGTTGGGATACTGTCATACCCAAATCATCCGCTAAATGCGCTATAGTATCATTAGCTATTTTGAATCGTTTTGCCTCATCAATCTCATCCGCAAAGAATTTTTGAGTCTGCACAAATGCTTTGTCGATACTCTCAACCGAATCGAGCCTGGACATATTTATGGCTACGTCTTTGGTCGAAACATCCGGAGGCATAGTATGAAGGAAACTATCAACTTTTTCTTCCGATATGTTCTTTTCATACACCTTAGTTAGAGGTTGTTTTTTCCGTAATGCGACTATGGACTTAAGGGTTGCACTATCCAATTCAAAACTACCGGAAGCGGGTAAGGCTTTACCTTCTTTAATATAGATTTCAATATCATCGGTAGTTAAACCATTTCTAGCAGCCACAATTTCACTAACATCCCGACGAGTAAGGAACATCCCATCAGCGGCCATAAATCCAATACCGGAATCGTTATATTTTCCGGGCTTAATATCAGCTTCCTTGATCAAGTCGTCATGAGTTTTGCCATGTTTCCCAGCATATAGTGTACCATCCTTAGCTTTTATTACCGGCACCATCTCACCTGTCTTAGGGAGACTACCATGAGAAAACTCGGGCATCATAAAATCGCTGACCCTATTCCTTTTAAACCTTTTTATATATTTCAGGGCACGTACCGATTGAACAAATCCTTCTGCAATAGGGGCCATACCTAATCCTTCAAGGCCCTCTTTCATTCGACCTTCCCATCGGGGGTCATCTTTATCCGCCGCTAAATATTCGGTAACCGAATTAGCTATTTGTGGATGGTCTTTAGCTAATTCGTTAATGAAATTTGATAGCCTTTCTTCATGGGGGTCGAGAGCAAACATACCAGAAAACATCCCAGCGGTTTCCATCCTAGCAAATTCAGCCATTTTACCGTTGCCAGGTATAAATTTCTTAATCTTACCCGCAGCGAAAGCCATGCCAGTAATAAACTTCGATATACCAGCCACTACTTGGCCGGTACTAGTTTCTATATCCACATCTTTAACCAAATCAGTATCTATTGCACCTCTAACCTTTTTTAAATGATCATTATAAGCTTTAGACACACCCTTAAGTAGTGCCGAATCTGTATCACCCAGTAATTCAAAATACAATCCGCCTGTAGCTAATTCATATGCCGAAGTTATTAGATTTTGTGCGCCATCCTGAACACCCTTCAATACGCCCTGCGGTATTTCACTAATGTTGTGCATAACCGAACTATATGAGCTGGTAAATTCCCCGGCGTGGGCTGTAGTACCATCAGGCGATTCTGATAAAGCCGTGCCCGATGGTATCGGTGAAATACCAACATCATCGTCTAGCAGGGGACTACGAATACTCTTAGCACCCTTAGTAGCTAACTCTTGTTCAGCTTGATCGATTACGGCTTCATAATGTGCGTCATCTTCGGCTTCTTTAGCCAATTCCATTTCTGAAGCTGGTAAAAATTCGTTAGTCATTATTTATTGTCCTCTGAGGACTTATCTTTCATTTTTCGTGCCCGTTGTTCTATACTTTTAGCATCTTGGTTGTTCTGTAAGGCGTCCCTCAAATCTGTGGTCCTATCAACTTCTTGCCTGAACCATGATTTTGGGTATTTTGTTGGGTTTCCTCTATGCTTTTTCCTAGCCTCTACTAAGGTTAACCTAAGAGTATCTTCGGAAATTCTGGCGCTACCCAATGATTCCGGGCGCGGATAGGCACTTATACTCCGTGGCTTATCTCTATAAGTATCTATAACTATATTTTCTGCTTCTGCAGGAGTAGTATGGGGGTAATTTTCTTCCAATATCTCCTCAAATGCTTGTTCAGCGGCAGAAACTAAATCCCCCTGTTCTACATTACCTAATGCAGCGAACCTTCCAGTAACCCTTAATCTATCCCCTATACGATCCCTGGAACGAGCATAAGTATGGTCCTTACTAAAATGGCCCTCTTTTCTACGATTACTAAGCATTGTTTCTGCTCTTGTGATCGTCACATTATTTATATCTCTTAAGGAACTGTGATCGATTAACTCTTGATCCAGGGTATCGAATTGATCTTTATTGGTTGCCTGCCTTATCCTATTCAGAAAATCCCTGGCTAACATCGGGTTATGAAAAGCAGTTCCACCGGAATTTAATTGATTTCTTAATTTATCGTATTGCTTTTCATTAACATCTCCCTGAATGAGCGCGGTTTCAAGTCTCTCACCCCACTCCATTAAATTAGGCCCTTCGAATGTCGGCTCGTCTTCACTTATAAAACTACGATTTATGCCGGTAGTAAATTTAGCATAATTAGTGATTTGACGCTTTTTTGTTAATTTAGTTTCTTTCCTATCCGCAGCAGCAGCAGCGGCTATATTGGATCTGGTTTGAGTGTCGATTCGCCTTATAGCTTTATCCAATAAACGGGTTCTAGTTTCTGGGTCTAGTCCCGGCAAATGATTCTCATTTTTCAATACTTCCATTGCGCCAGCGGGGTTATTAACAATTAGTTCTAGTGCCCGGTTCTGATCAACATCACCCAGAAATTTTTGATACATCTTTACACCACTATCAGCGGTCACAAATTTCTGGTGTATGGCCTGATTAATAAGCCCTGTGGCCATTTTAACTGATGACTCTCTATGCATACCGTTACCCTCGGCAGCACGTTTACCTAGTTTATCCAGATTTTCAAGAAGTTGGGCTTGGTTAACTTCTTTACCAACTTTCATGGATTGAGTGTTTACGGACAATAGGCCCCGTAATCTGGAACGATAAAATTCTTGTTTAAAACCTAATTGAGTTTCCCGATCCTGGCGTAATTGACTCTTTATATTATTGTATATTTCATCGGATCCGGAGGCATATCTATCAGAATATGCCTCGTAATTCATATCGCCGGTAGACCTGACCTCTAACTCTTCCAATTGTTCTTGGGCATTGGATACAGCGGAAACTAATTCATTGGCTTTAGCCATTTCCAACTGACGATTAGCTTCTTTTAGGAATTGATTGCCAATGCCCTGCAATACTTGGCCTTGTAGATCGCCAGTAGCCTTTAAAAAAGGCGCTTTTGCGGTGATAGTGGACTGAGTTCTCACATTAGCAGAGGCTAATACTGGCGAAAACTCTGGTAAATGGGGCCTTGAGTATGGCCTATTGCTTTTGTATGTTGGGATTTTTGGCATGGTTATCCTCCCGGCACCAAAAGAGTACCACCAAACCCACTAGAAGAAGTGCCCGACCCCGGTGTTATATGCCCTCCTTTTGCTAGAAATCCCCCAAAGCCAAATGCGGCGTCGGTTATACCTTTAAGTAATAGCGAACTTGCGTTTGACCTACCAACTTCCCTTGCATTCGCCGCAGAACGTAATAGGAATTTAGAACGTAAATCCTCTGAGTAGGCCCTTGAACTCTCAAGTTGAAAACTTCCAAGGGCGGCAAATCTAGTAACTGACGCCCTATTACTGAAATCAGTGGCTGAAAATTCCGCTCGGGCTAATATATCAAACGCCTCGGTATCTCCCTGGTATTCGAGTATTTGAGCGTCTAACTCTGCTTCGGCTTGAGATTCTTCTTGTACTAATACAGGAGTACCGGCATCAATCTGTACTCCAGCGGCTGCATACATAACCCTTTGGCTGCCTAATATTTTACCTTTTAACCTTCTTTGACGAGCAGCTTCGAGTGCCGCTCTATTTACAGCAAATTGAGCGTTATATTTACCGATTTTCCTAGTGAACGATGCTGCAGCTGAAAGGATAGAGGCATTGGCCATGCCGATCGAATATCCAAGTGCGGCCTGTCTACGCAATATACCAGCATTAAGCCTAGCTATCTCAGCATTAAATTCAAATGTTTGGGCATCTAATTCGCCCTGACGCCTAGCCGCTCTAGCACGCCTAGAAGCACCAAATAAATTAAAGGCGAATCCAATGCCTGCTAGTATTAGTGCTGGGTTTGCCATTATCTATCCTGTAGGAGAAGGGTTAAACCTATAAAGTATGGCACTGAGGGTCATGGGCATTGGTAAATGCTGCTCCACAATAATCTCCATATCAGTGGTAAGATCACCATCGAAAGGGAGAGTAAGATCACCAGTAAACCTTGTCGGTGGATCACCCATAATTATGCCGTCTTTATATGTGTCAATGTTCTCAAGTTTAGCATCGGTTGGCCCTGCTCGACCCCCCACCGTATCAAATAGTCTGAGGATTAATTGATGTATACGCGACAATCTGCCCGATGTATCCACTTGAACTGGAGAAAGTCTCATAGTTTTTACCCTAGAGACATAACCCAACCCCGCGTGAACGCTTGTAGATGAACCATCCAGTGTGATAGCCCCCGAAGCAACTGTCTTATCTGTCGCAACCGCCCCATCTTCAACTACTTGGATAGTTTCACCCTCCAAGTGATCCAAACCAGATACGGAAGTAATAGCGCCACCACTATAAGATAGCCCACTATCGACGAAAAATGCGTCGGTTAAATCGTCCTCATCTTCAAATGCTTCTTCAAAGAATTCAACATAACGGACAGTATTACCATCAACTGTCCTTTTAACTGATACCCATACTTGATCATGATCACCATTTGGTGCGGGGATTGTGGTCACTGACTCCACTACCACATCTTCACCTCCCATAGGGTGCCTATGCCACCCCACCACATCTTCCGGGCGATAGTAAGTCATGGCTATTAATGTGCCATCGGTTGTAACAGCCCAGACGGTTGAATCAGGGTGCTGTTGATATGTTATTAATTTAACAGCAGGGCGAGTAATACTATCAGATAGAATTGTCATATCAGGTGCTACAAATCCATCAATTTCTAACTGATATGACAATTCTAACAACTTTTTTTGGCTTCGCTGAACAAATAGAACTTGATTAGAAATTCTTAGTGGAGCGATATTAGCACTCCCATAATTAGTCTGTTTATTGATCTGTACAGCAGTCGGGGTGATAGGTTGATCGGGAGTCGAACCATGCGCTTCAAATTCACCACCAGTGGTACCTACCATTAGGGTATCACCGGGGTTCAACCATAAAATAACATTAACTTGATCATTTGCAATAGTAAATACCATCGCGTCGCTATCCGCAGTCCCCGTAGTCATATCCTCAAAATCACCCGATTTTGAGAAAAACATTTTTTGAGGATCGTTATCCGTTCCGGCCCAAACAGATCTTTCCTCGTACAAAGTTACACAACGAGGGTAGTCCCCAGCACCGGAAAATGGGTTAGCGGTAAAGGCAATAGTAGTTATGGTCCAGGCAGTATGTGAAGATCTTGTAAGTTTCCTAGGAGGATAATTTGAATGAGCGATATATAAAGTATCTGCACTTTGTGCAAATTTTAGTTCAAATAAATCAGCCTCCGTGTAAGTGGTGACGATTTCTACTGGGGTGCCTGAAATAATCTGGCCTTCATCCTTATAAAATCTACAATAAAGATCCCCGAATTCTATAATATAGGCTTGAGTTACCGAAAATTCAAACCTCACAAGACGGACCACTTTCGAATGGTCCTTAACATCTGCAACATACCTTGACCCGGATCGCCTATAAAGTCCGCCTTGGGGTAGAATGATGAAATTATTTAATTCAGATACACCATTATGATATTTAGACAAATCCGTTCGACCGGCTAGCCGTGGAGACAGGATGCCGGAAGTAAAATTAGTTTGTGATGATACTGGTCCTAACAAACTTAATTCCTCGATTCAAGCCATGTGGATGATTCCACTTCAATTTGACCATCTTCAATTGAGTTAGCATATTCAGCATCCATGATCGACATTTCAAAACTTTCTTTACAATTTTTTTGTACATTACGATTGTTTGTCACGACGAGAGCTAAATCCCAAGCCATCCGCCAAGCGAAGCTTTCAATAAATAAAGCATCATATTTGATGGGGTCTTCTTCACGTTTAATATATCGACCTTTTAGTGTCGATTCATCACAAGCGATTTTTCCACCCTCCAACCGATATTTTATATCCGGGTCAGATAGAGACAAGATTCGAATACAGTCCGCTGGGATTTGGTAATAATACGTAAGATCGAACTCTGGTGTTTCAACCAATCGAGCAAACTCTGCTTGCACTATTGCAAAATTCCAGGCGTGTTTTCTTAGAAGTTCGTCTCGTAAGGCGTCGTACCTTTGATTACACAACCTACCATTTTTGGTCCCATCCGAAAGGGAAGTAATAGTGGCCGTTCCTAATTTAATAAGAGCGGAATTACACATACTTACTTTTGAAGTAACCGTCATATTTTAAAAATAGCCCCCTTTCGGGGGCTACCCTTAGGTATTAAACTACTCGATAACAGCCGCGATATGACCTTTTAGTGTAGCTGCGGCAGGGATGGTATCATCATTACACTGAGACTCGATAATAACACCGGCCTGTGACTCAAACAGGTATGTTTCATCACCCCCAACAGTGCCACTGGGGATAACGCTACCCGCTGATGAAACATCAACACCATCATCCAACCCGTTTGGATCGGCAGCGACGGCATCGCCATTATCGTCAGTATAGGCTTGCCAGCCCAGATCCAGGGTCCGCGCCGCGCCGAAAGCGGAGAACGCAATCCTGGATAGGGGTAAAATAACTCGTATTTTACCCCCAGGGAGTCTAACCAACGCCTGAGTTGATGCGACATCACCGGCAGCGGCACCCTGAGTGAAGGTGAAACGGAAAAACCGGAGTTTACCACCCCAGTCATGAGGTGCCATATGAACCGGAGGCACGGTAGTGTTGTAGTTAGCAACTTGTGTACTTTCTTCTGCTGTTACAGCCATGACTTTGTACTCCTATTATAAATTACTGTAGCTGATCTTACGCTTCAGTGCATGCGATTTGAATAACGCCTTCTTCTTCAAGGCGAGTAGAGCCAAGCGCCATGGAGTAGTAGACTTGGGTGGAATGGTTCTTATCAGCCCGCTCAGAAATCTTTGCGACCGGCGTTGCCCCCATTCCGAGAATAATAGCATCCTCAGTCCAGGCGCAACAGTTCCGGGCAGTACCGCCATCGGTGTCCAAACGCTCAGTGCGGATGAACTCAAAGCCCAGGAAGGTGTTAATTTCACCATGTACCAAAGCTTTGATCGTATTGAAATCCGAGGATGTTACTTCGGTGGTGGCCAACAGATCCTGAATCTGCTTTGCGGACAGTGCGCAAAAACGACGAAGACTTGGGTCCTTTTCGTTTTCATCCAGCAAACGCTTAGCGGTTCGTAGCTTGGTGATAGTCATACCAGCAGAACCGTGGGCGATCTGATTACCCGCAGGGAAGGAAACTGATGTAGAACCATCGACCCCGGAATAAGCAGTACCGAACATGGCCGCAATGATAACATCATCAATGGACCGGCCCATTGCCATACCACCCGCATTGACATAGGCATTGGTGGGATCAATCAAGGTGCGAACCATATCAAGATCATCAACCAAATCAGCCCAGTCGTAATCCGTCAGAGATACCCGGCGTCTGGAATGCGGGGTATTCATCAGGGGCGTGTCGCCGTGGCGAGTAGTTCGCTGCTGTGCCGCCGTTGCACCGATCCGTTCAAAAAAGGCATTTTTTCCCCGGACAGACTCAATGCGAGTAGCACCCATCAACCTACTGCCGCGCTGCTGCGCCAATGTATGAATATTGGCGGAGTATTGCTCAACGAATGCAGTTGTAATTTCAACGCTCATTGTGTTAATCTCCAATCATACTAAATTATATTGGTAAGGGTACCCTGAACCATTCAGGACCTCTCTTTTTCAGATGGATCAAGGACCGAGGAATTCGGGTACCCTTGATCCATTACTGTTCTCTCGGATTCACACTAAGAATAGTATCCTTACCGCGAAGTTTCTCAAACAGGCTATTTACATGTGCCACGGCCTGTTTATGATTCGTGTGGCTTCGGTTATGGTAAGGGCCTTTCAGATCACTTGTATACGTAGCGATTTCTGCTTCAATCGAAGCAGAATCTGCGCCCTTACCATCACCCATTCCTGGTTCGGGACTCTCGGCCATAGCATAGCCTAGCTTAGTGAGAAAGTATACCATGGCTGGATCGTCACCCCAGCCATTTTCAAAAGCTTCCGTAACTGTCTCATCACCAAATTGGGTAAGCAATTGATTAACAACTGTCATGTGCTTGTCATAATCATTACCCCAAACACCCCTTAGTGTATCTTCGGCAGATTGATGATGCTCTTGGCCCGCTACAGCGGCTTCCTCAGCAATCCCTGTATACCAAGAATATAAAGATTGTGCCTGTGCGCCATTTAATCCGATTTTATGGGAAATGTCCTTAAACGCTTCCATAACGTCCGGATCAGCTTTAGCATCTTTAATGCCCGATTTAAATTCAAGGGTGTAATCATCCTTTGTGCCCGGTCGACCCAATTTGTCATAGACATTACCCCATTCCTCTTCTGTCGAATGTTCAGTAGGTAATGGAATTTTATCTTTACCGATCATTTTATTAGCGCTGATAAGGCCCGTCGCCATCGCGTCAATGGACGTATAACGTTTTACATCAGGATGATCCCGTAAACCTTCGGATAACCCATCCATCCAAGAAGCAGTTCCAGCACCATCACCTGAGCCATCTCCCGCACCGTCGGCACCGGCACCGCCCGACCCCCCGGCACCATCGCCCGCGCCGTCCCCCGACCCGTCCCCGGCCCCCCCGTCGCCACCCCCGGCACCGGCATCCGCATCGGTGGCACCGGCATCGATAAAACAAATACCAGGGACTGAGAAATTAAACTCAGTAAATAAAAGACTAATTCTATTCTTGATGGTCATTTTCACTCTCCGTTATAGGTTTAGGGAAATCGGGTTCTTCATTTCCAGCGGCTAAATCAATGTACTTGGATAAATCTTCCGGGGACATATTCATTTTGTCCATGATCATGAGACCTAAACTACGTTTACCCTCATTGAAAGCCATAATAGAATTAATAGGATCAAAACTACTAGTAAATATACCAGCCTCGGATAAAATGTCATACAAAACCCTCGCGGAGATGTCGTCACGGCCAAACGTAGTTGAATAATCAATAGCCGTTTGCTGTTCCATTTCTTGAGTTGTTTGACTATCCACCAGCCGTTATCCCCAGTTTATTCATCGAATCCGCAGTAGCGATGGCATCTTCTTGCTCTATCGCGGCTTGCTGGGCCTCAGCACGATTTTTTCTGATGGCCCCAACGGCATTTTGATCCCTAATCCATTTTTGGGGTACATTAGTTATACTAGATATGTCCCTAAAGGTGATATCAGTTTCAATATTATCAAGTATTTCAGGATTAGTTTCCAATAATGGCCCAACCGAACTTAATGCTCGCATAAGACTATTAGCTTCTTCCATTCTTTGCGCTGAAGCTATAGGGGATACATATTCCACATCCAGTATATGTCCTGCTAATATCTCTGGTGGGGGGAGAAACAGACCTTTCCAAAGCATAATGCCGAACACTCGATCGATTATAGGGCGCAGTAATTCTTGCTGTAAGCGGCCAAGGATTGGGCCAAGCTTACGTAATCTTTCCTGGTTCCTGGCGGTAAATTCAGGAACCGACACATGTGTTTTCACATCGGGAAGAGACAAATCATCCAAGAAGTAAGCCTCCTTAATAGCTTTTCTTCGACGCTCCTCCAGTTCCAAACTTAATGGGAAATTAGCACCACTCTGTAAATGAGTAATCGGGTCCCGACCACTAAGACTAGGCTTAGAATAGTTGATACCCCCAGGAAATGTCCTTAGTGGGAGATACATTTCCTTGTGATTAACTATCAGCGGTGGGTCGGCTGATTTCTGACCAGCTTTAAGAATAGTTTTAGACATCTCATTAATCATTTTGATGTCTGGTAAAGCTTTCATTGTACAACTGCGACCATAAGCCTCGTCGTTTGTTTTTGTCCACCTGGGAGTCGGCACCGGCCATTCCCGATAGCCCGATTCAAGGATTTTTGTCTTATCCTTGATAGTCCAGAAAGAAGATTCAACTGGCATATTCTTTGGGTCAGCCCGATTTGGGTCGAATTTCTTCCTATGCTGGATGACTTGAAGAAATTCGACCTTCTCCATGTCATCCTTTTTTCTTTTGTACATTTCCGGGAGCTTATCGCCAAATTGCTCTTTTGCTTCAAACAAACGTAGGAAAAATTTACGATAAATCTTAATTACTTCGCCAGCCGCATTTTCAACGAGATAAATGTCAGCCATAGCATAGGTTTTAAATTTAACGATTTTCTCAATATCATCAGAAATAAATAAATCGGCTGTACCAAAACAGCCCAAATCTAAATAAACCTCAGGAATCTCGGTATAAAAATTGGATGCGTTTAAAACGTTATGCATTTTCCGCGTTGCGTGGTCTAGCCACAACCTAACCGGATCCAACATCATTAATTCACGATCAGTTAAAATTAAGCTAAACCAAATGGAAGAGGGATTAGTAAGCATCGCCCCCAACGAAGAGGCCAATTCCTCATTCGCCATAATAGCAGTAGAGTCGTATATTCTTGACATACGCTTACTACCACCCTCACTTACACCGGTGATAGTATTCTTGCGCGGTAGGGCGTAATCTGCACACTCTTGCCAGTGTGACTCGAACGTTGATCGTTCGGACTTTACTTTAGCGAAGATGTCAATTTCATTCTGCATTTTACAAATACTTTTTAATTATGCGCCTAGGAGTTTTTTCTTAGAAATTGGTGCGTCGCTTGTGTCACCCATAACAGAAGTAAGGATGGTAGCACCTCTACCACGCCCCGCTCGAATTCCTCGTTGAAGTTTTTCACGCTCCGCAGCGAAAATACTGGCGAAATCTGGAGGTGGTGGAGGTGCCGGAATATCCGGAAATATGATCGTCGGCATCTGGAATTGTGGCATCATTAATGCTGACATTTCCTGTAACTTCTTTTTAAGAATACCAGTAAACGCGTTATTAGGCTGTTGAGTAACAGCTTTTTTCACCGTGCCCGTAAATGCATTGTTTTTGTCGAATATACCCATTAGTGTATCCTCTCAGAGTTAATACCATATAGCCCCGGAACAGGGGGTGCTCCTACTGCTTCGTTCGGATTGATAATTAATCCACCACTAGAGGCGGGTGGATTAAAGGGGTCATAATCTTGTGCTACGGGCGTTTTACCCATCAGGATTATCTCAGAATTCGAAGTCATCAAATAATTACCATCAGCCCAAGTTCTCACAGCATCCGCAATGTGGGAGGACCAATCGTGAACCGGTTTACTTAAGAAAACTTTGGCTTCATTATCCCATATCCGACGATAATTCGCCAGCCCATCTATAACTATTTCACACTTTGTTTCGTCAATAACAACACCACGAAGTTGCTGGCGGGTACTATTGATCGAACCGGCTAAATCAAGGGTTCTTGGAACACGGGTAAATTCCAGACCAAACTTATCGGCGTAATCTTGTAAAGACAAACCAGTTTGTACTGATTTTCTTTTAACGTCATGGGGACCACCATGAAAATCATATTGATAAGGTTTTCCTTTCAATTCCAATGCATACTCGGCAATGCCTTTAGTATTATTTGAGTAGAAATCAATGAATCTCCACTCTCGCCCAATATATTGTGTAAATAGAATAGTGGTCATATCAGTAACGCCAATACCAAAATCCCACCAAGTTTGGACAGGGTGGCTTGGGTCCCAAGGAACCTTGGTAAATCTATCACGTTCTCTTAAGAATTTGATAACATCACCGTAATAAGCCCCAACCATCGCAGCTTCAAACGAGCAATAAAATTCTTGCTGGACCATTTCACTAGGCATACCGGCGTCGAGTTCTTCTTGGGCGTCTGCTTTGGTCATGACGCCGGTATCTTCGATAGTTAGGATTTCGGAGAACCAATTAGAATTCCGGGATGCCATTTTATAGAGTTTATACCCATGATTATGGCCGCGTGGTGTGAAAATGAATAAGGCCCACCCACCATTTTCTCTCAATATAGGTCGAATATAATCCCATGCCCTTGGGTCGGCAATTGAGTATTCTGAGAAAATTACCCCCCTCGGATTTGCACCCACCAAACTATCATAATTATCAGAGCCAACTACCTGCCACATAGACCCACATTTTAGGTCTATTTTCATTTCGGTGTTATTAATACCCCTTCTCAATTCTTTCGGGAAAACACGATCTATAAACCTGTCGCCTTTTTTATCAATACCATCCCATATTACCTTTCTTCCTTGTGTGGCGGTTGGAAGCATATGCCAATATAACCCTTTCTCAACATGGGCCATTACAGCGGCCAGATTTAGGGAAGTATCATCTTTACCAGCGCGACGATGCCACACAACAGCGGCCCTTTTTCCCCCATCCTCAAAATATTTAAGGAGAGGCTGTTGGTAGGGCCGCTGTTTCCAATTATTGGGTAGCGCTATTTCCACTATCTTCCTTTTTCGGTTTACCGAAACCTTTAATTAGAACGGTGATATCGCCAGTTACATTAGCATCGATGCGATCACGATATTTATCAGGTAAATTAGCCTGCAGCATAGTTTTCAAGAGGGGATCACTAAACTTTGTGATGCTATCTACTCTTTCACCCTGATAATACACAGGCTCTTCCACACCATCTACAGCACGGCGCATTGCCTCTTTTTCGAGTTTTGCGGCCGCTTGATCAAGGGAATCAATAATGCGCTCATCGATGTGAACTTGGTCTTTACGAATAGTGAGAATATCTTTGGAAGTTCTACCAATAGCACGAGCAGCTGCAGGAACGGAACCATGGGTTTCCAATTCCTTACAAAAGATGTCTAACTCGGTGGCGGATATACCCATAAAAAAGAGTATACCATACGAGAGGCGTTCTGTCAAGGGGATCCACGTGGATCATAGACTTTTGGATATATATAATATATTTTAGATATTAATATGGGTGCCGGAGACGGGAAAATGGTAAAAACGTTGCTACGCCAACCCGTTCAGGGGGCGAACCTATTCGACTTGGAAACGGGCACGAATCAGGAGGACCCGCGGCTCTCATACAGAACAGTTCTGCTAGCTAGACCTTTTTAAAAGGTACGTATCCCTATATCCTTACAGAACGGCCCGACAGAAGGCACTTGACACAGAGCCACGAGTATGCTATACTTTACCTAGAGATGGAGCACCGCGTTCCATCACAGAAAGGAGAAAGAGAAATGAGCAAGAAACAAGACAAAAAGATCGAAACCACAGAACAGGAACCTGAAGAAATCGTAAAACAGAAAGGTTCTGTGATCAACAATGAACGGAAGGCGGGCTACGATTTCTACCAGCAACCCACAGGCCGTAAAAGTCAGGATAATGGTGATTCTGTAGCACTAACACTCCGCAGTCTGACCTTGGAGCAGGTCTATAGTCTCGCAGAAACCGCTTCTGGGACACCCGAAGAAGAGTTCCGGGCCAAATACGAGAAGCTCAACCCAGGAATGCAACGGATGAACTTGGGAAATCGAATCAGGTCTAATTGGAACGACTCCATACTTTCCCAGCACGAAAAACGGACCGGCGAGGCTATCAAACTAGCGGCCTAAGATAAAGGGGCCAAGGACGGCCCCAAAGCTGTTCTGTATTACAGAATTGACTTGACACCACCGATACCGTGTGCTACACTAAAAAGGCACTACCACACCAGAAAGGAGAAAGAGAATGAGCATCAAAATTGAAGAACAAAGCAGAATCCAAAGTGAACTGCACATCATGGACACGATTCTGTGCGCGATTGAACAAGGCCCGATCCCAGAACTCGGGATCGAAGTTGAAGAATGGGAAATCGAGGAGATAGAA